GATTAATAGCAAAGCCAGGAGAAATCGAGCTCCTGGCTTTTTGGCTCCTTTTGACAGAATTCCTCCCTGCGGGCTCTTACCATTTGAAAGGGCGTCAGCGAATATAGAAGGCAGATTGCGGAAGAAGAAAATTAGAACAGACGCAAAAGGCGGACCAGGCCGCAAGGCTTGATCCGTTTTTTAGACAGAGGAAGAGGGGAGGGAGATGGTATAATTTGGAGGAAAAAAGCGCATTATTAGGAGGTAATGGGATGAGCGAATCTAAAGAGGACAAAAGGATGAGGGCAAAGTGGGAAAGTTTAAGCGGCGCAGAAAAATCAGAGTTTAAAAAGAACTATGCTATGAGGCGGGGGATTACGATAGATTTTATCCGCCGTTGGGCTTGGAACGAAGGAGATTTGGATAATTTAGAATATCACATTGCGGAACGTAGAAAAAAGCTTTGGGAGTTTTAAAGAATAAAGGAGAATTTCTAGTCGGGGGGCGATGGGAGGCCTCTTTAAGTTAGCTAGAGGAATGTGGTGGTGTTAGGATAAAAGAATGGTGGCACGAGTAGGGATGCTCTGTGATTATAGGTGTTATCCTGTCGGGATTGCTTATGTGGTTTATATGGCGCTACATTGACGTGATCATGTTTATTGTGATTTGCGGTCTTATTTCCCCGTTTTGGTTAGCTTTTAAGGCGATTGACAAGAATAGCCTAAGAAAGAATTTTAAGGAGCTAAAAAAGCCGCTTAGAGATCTTCTAAGCGACTTTTTGCATGAAAAACTAGATGTGAAATGGTTACTTTAAATTATCCTCGTCAAGTTCAATTAGATCATCAAGAACTTGGCCTGACGTCTTGCCCAGGGCTTGTGCAACAGCACTAATGACTTTGACGGTTTGTCCAGACAGGGGTTTGCTGTCGGCGGTTGCGTGAGATAAGGTCATTTGCGGAAGTCCAGACAGTTTAGAGACTTGATACTTTGTGACATTGTTTTGATCCAGATACTTCTGTAAGACATTCATTTTTCAGTCCTTCAAAATAATAAAAGCCACCAAAAAACGTTCATGGTGGCCAGATACTGATTATCTAATTAAGGAGAGTACAGGTTCTTTCAACCATGTTTCTGGGAGTTTCTGGGGGTTTCAAACCTCGAAATTGGGCTAAAACTAGTTTCTTGGTGTTTCTAGGCGTTTCGTTATTTCTAGTTAAAAATCTAGTTGATTTAAAACTCTTTCCACATTCTTTCGGCCTTCCTGTGTTGCGTGCATGTAAATTTCCATCGTGATGTCGATAGATTCATGGCCCAGGATTGCCTGGACATCAGTCGGCTTGATCGATGGATCAGCCGTGATGAGCAGGGACGCAAAAGTATGGCGGAAGCCATGGATTCTAATTTGCCGGAGGTCTGGGTCGTGTTTATAAACGGCCTGAAGCCATTGATCTGGCTTACTAAGACGGAGATAGTCACCGTCAAGCGTATGGAAAAGGTGCGGGCATAGATCGCTATGGTAGTCTTTTAAAACTGCTGCCATCTGGTCAGTCAGTGGCACCGTGCGGATCCCCGCCTTAGTCTTAGGAGGCTGGACTCCAAACTTGCCGCCTAGGCCATAGGCAAGGGTCTTGGTAACAGATATCTGGCCTTGATCATAGTCGATGTCAGACCAGTCCAGGGCTAGTGTTTCACCTTTTCTAAGGCCCGTGGTAGCCAGGAGCAGGAAGAAAACATAAGTCCGGGATCCCACCTCTTTTGCGTCCTGCAAGAAGCGCTGAAGCTCTTCTCTACTATAGTAGTTAGTGCTGATATCTCTGCGGGGTCTGGAGGTAGCTTTTGGCATGATGATCTGCTTGACTGGGTTGTTTTTGCAGTAGTCCAGGCGCTCAGCAAATTCAAAAAGAGTCCCCAGCAGTCTGACCACCACCTTATAGTTGACCAACTTCGCGGCCAGCTCATTTGCCCATATCTGAACCGCAGCTGTTTTGATCGAGCTGATCTGCTTATCGCCAAAATTTGGCTTGATGTGGACTCTGTAGCTGGTCAGCGTCTTGTTTGCTGACGACTCTTTAACTCCGCCTTTATAGCTATCAAACCAAAGTGACCACACCTCGTCGGTGGTCGCTTTTTTTGGTGCTTTGGCGGCTAACCCTTGGACCTTAAGCCTGTTATAGGCCGCTGCCGCTTGGGCATAGGACTTAAATCCCGAGCGGGTTGTGTTAATGGACTTTCCATTTTCATCCTGGCCCAGGTAGACCTGGAATTTATACTTGGTTTGGCCACGTGAGATGTATTTTTTAATCGCAGGGTTACGCTTTGGCATTTTTATTCACCCAAATATTCAAAATTCCCCCAGTTGCTTTTGGCTAATTCATTTCCAGATTGGTCATAAATATGGACAAAAGCCGTGGATTGCTCGGTATACTTCTTATATTTGTTGAAGTCATCGACTGCCAACTGCCAATAGTTTCTGCACAGCCTTTCCTTGTCATCCTTTTCTTCTAAGTAGGAATTAGACAGATAAATGTTGATATCTCTTCCTACTACTTCACTTTTAACCACCGCTAACTCGAAATCCTTAGGATACTGAGAAACAGCCTTAACCAGTCGTTTGTTGTCTTCGGATTCCTTAGCCTTGGCAGGTTCGGAGGAAGATGAGGACGATGAGGAAGACGAAGATGACGAGACGGAAGAAGATGAGGATGATGAACTTGAAGTTTTAGAGCTCTGTTTATGTGCCTTTTTAACAGTTTTTGGAGATGAGTCCTGCTCTGGTGACACGGCTTCTTCTACAGCACCAATGGCAGCCATGCCAAAGAAAATAAGCATTCCGATTTGCCATTTCTTTAATTTTTTCTTTTCCATTTTTTCTTTACCTCCTATTGAAATCGTGACATTTTGATCATTTTTCCGATGATCTTGCCCGGGTGGTCTACATCCAGGATGATCGGACTGTAGCGTGGATTGTCTGGTAGCAGAAAAACCTGGCCGCCTACATTTTTAACGCGCTTGAGCGTGGCTCTGGTATCGCCATCGACAAGCACGGCGGCTATCTCACCATCTTCGACATCTGGCTGCTGTCTGATATAGGCAATATCTCCGTCTAGGATGTAGGGCTCCATGCTGTCGCCTTCACACTTTAAAGCGAAAACGCTGTTTGGATCGACATATTCCGGGAAATACTCCGTGATATAACCTTCTATATTTTGATCTGCAGTAATCGGCTCACCACATGCTATGTGGCCGATGAGCGGGATTTTGACCAGATGAGATTGATCGACCGGGGTTAAATTTTCGGGTAAGGTGGCAAAGCGCGGATCTAGCTGCTCTTTATCAACATGGAAGAAGTGAGCTAGCTTGTCGATGCTCTCCGGTGACGGCAAAGTCCTTCCATTAAAGTAGTCATAGACCGTGCTCTCGCTGATTCCGGTCTGACGAACCACATCTGCCTTCTTATATGGCGTCTTGGCCAGCTGGGCGTTCAGCCTTGCCGAAATTACTTTTTTAAGTTCCATTTCCTGGGGAGTTAATCCAAATCTTGGCATAATCGCACCTCTTCCTTAATCTCCAAACTGTTCGTTAAATCTATTGTAGCATTGAACCAAGGGATTTCCCGGCTTTTTTCGGGAAAATCCCGAATTTTTTCGGGAAAATACTTGACTCCGAATCCAATCGGGGGTATAGTATAAACATAACGAAACGAAGGGAGGCATCAAGGTGCCGAAGATCAGCATCAAAGCGGCCCGTGTGAATGCGGGCCTAACGCAAGAAGCGGCGGCTAGACAGCTTGGGATCAACCCAGACACGCTAGCACGCTATGAGAAAGAAAGCGGCAAGCTGTCGCTTGAAATGCTACGGAAAATTGCCGGGCTCTACAAGATCCCGGTAGATTTTTTAAAGTGATTTTCCGGATGTATCCGGGGGAGGAAACAAAATGATCAGAGTTAACTTGCAAGGCCAGGACGTTCTTTTAACTGGCGACATCGATGGAAAAACCATCAGCGCAGTTTACGGAAGCTTAAAGTACGAGAACGGTACTTATGTTTTCTATTCGGCTGGAGAGTTTAACGACTACTCAGTCGACTATCAGACTTACGATCTCAAAGAAGCTCTGGAAAGACTGGAAGAAGACGTCAACGCTAACTCAGACGAAGTGGCCAAGGAGGTCGGCTTATGAACGAGTTTCTGACGGCTACAGCGGCGGCTGAGTATCTGGGAGTATCCAGATCTACCTTCTGGCGGCTCCGGAAGGAGTATCCGATTAGCGCCTACTTTTTCGAAGTCTCGTATCCGCGTTTCAAGCGGTCGGACATCGATGAGTGGGCAGCGCAATTTAAGGAGTAGAAGAATGAACACACTGGATATCATTTGCATTGTAGCCCTGGCCTTCCTGGTCGGGGTGGTAGTAGGAACTCCAGACAAGTCAAAATTCTACAAGTAAGGAGGTGATGATATGAGCAAGGCTTCAAACGCCTTTCTCAGCAGCAAAAAAGCTACTCCCGCAAAGCGGAAGTAGCCAGCAAAGATATTTGGCGATCTCGCACATCGCCTAGAAAGAGTATAACACATGCTTTATGTAAGCAAACACCTTAACGACATCATCACGGTGTCGGACGAGTTTGAAACCCAGCTCTATGACTGGGCAAAGGAAGGGTCATCCAGCCCGCAAGGAGCCATCGACAGGATCCGGCGGGTAGTGTCCGACGAATTCCCGGACGGATATGCAGCCACTCGCGACGATGTGGTCAAGGTAGCCCTGATCCGGAAGGAAATGGAAGACGTAATTAGAAGAATCAAAAAGGAGGCTCTCCGCCAGAAATGGCCTACCAACTCCGAAACTACCAACAAGAGCTAATAACTAAAATTCGGAAATCTCTAGCTAGTGGTCACCAACGCATCATCGTCCAAAGCCCACCACGGACTGGCAAGACGGTGGTCATGGCGGAAATTGCCAAGCGAGCAACGGACCGGGGAAACAGCGTTTGTTTCATCATCCACCGGAAGGAAGTTCTGGACCAGGCGAAAGCCACCTTCAAAGAGCAGGGAGTTGATCCAGACTTACTGGAAGCGGGTATGGTCCAAAGCCTAACCCGCCACATCGACCAGATCTACCCACCAGAGGTGATCTTGATCGATGAAGCCCACCATGCTTTGGCCAAGTCTTACACGCGGATCCTGGATGCTTTTCCCCAGGCTTACGTCCTGCTTTTTACCGCTACGCCAGTTCGGACTGGCCGGAATCAACTCGACCAGATTGCTGACGACATCATCGTCGGCAAGTCGATCAAAGAGTTGACCAGCCAGGGCTTCCTAGCTCCGTTTAAGTACTACGGAGCCAAAGACAAGGATGTGGACGATAAAAAGCTCCGCAGGTCCAGTACTGGTGACTACACCAATGCATCGATAGAAGATGCTGTAAGTCACAAGATTTACTCCCACACGGTGGACGAGTATCTCGCTAAGGCTGACGGTAAGCAGGCAGTGGTTTACACCTACTCAGTCGAAGCCGCTAACCACCTGGCTACCGAATTTACCGCCAGGGGGATCACGGCAGAGGCCATCGATGCCACCACTCCCGCCCAGGTCAGAGATATGGCAGTCCAGGCTTTCCGCGATCAGCAGCTGAAAGTGTTGGTCAACGTGAACCTCTTTACAGAAGGGATCGACCTGCCCAACGTCGACTGCGTGATCATGGTCAGACCAACCATGTCACTCGCCCTCTACATGCAATTCAGCATGCGGTGTCTCAATCCAAGGGCTGGGAAGGTAGCCACCATTATCGACCAGGTAGGAAACTGGGAGCGATTTGGGCTCCCGAATGCTGATCGGGATTGGAAAGCTTTGGCTAAAAGCAAGGCCAAGGCGGCCAAGTCCTTAAAGCGAGGCGGGATCCAAGTTATCCAGTGTCCTGACTGCTTCGGAGTAGTTGAAAAGAGCGAGGTGGAAGACAACGTTTGCCCGCTATGCAGCTACTCACCGCTAGTTAAAAAGCGCATGTACGAAGAGAAAAAAGCAGAGCTGCTTGAGATCACGGAGAGCGACCAGGTAAAACGAATTAAGAAAATCATAAACGACCAAGTGCTGATGAATGTTGTTGGGAAACGAATTGATCAGCTCCAGAGTCGCAAGGAATTTGAAGCATATGCCAAACTCCACGGCTATAAGCCGGGCTGGGTCTGGTATATGTGGGATAAAAAACGGAAAGGAACTATCTAATGTTTACTTTGCCAAAAGACGAGGCACTTCACCCGAAGTGCCAGCCGAAGAACTTCTTTATCTTCGGCGCCACGATGAGTGGAAAGAGCTTCTTCTCAAGCTACTTTCCACATCCCTTAGTACTCAATACCGACGGGAACAGCGCCCAGGGAACAGCGCCATCAATACAGATCCGGAACGTCCGGGACAAAGATGGATCCCTTAAAAAGGGATGCATCGAACAGCTGGATGAAATCATCACAGCCCTCCAGCAGCCGGGAGTAACCTTCCAGACCGTCGTAGTAGACGTCACCGAAGACGTCTGCACGATGATGGAACAGGACATCTGCCTCCGACACGGCGTTCGCACTATCGGTGACATCGCCTATGGGGCCGGTTATGCGGAGCTTAACGCCTGCATCCAGCAACTCGTCATGGACCTCAAAGCCCTGCCGATGAACATCATCTACATCTCCAGAGAGATTGAGATTGTAGATGAGCAGAATAACAAAACTAAGACGATGCCCGCGCTTAAAAGCCGCTACTACAACATTGTTAACGGCAACTGCGACTTGGTGGTGAGAACCTTCAAGATCGGCGATCAGCACTATCGGACTGTGGTCGACAAACGAGCCAATTACAAGCCAGAAGATATCGAAGACAAGAGAGTAAAACAGCTGTTGGAAAGCTGCCAGAATATGTTTAAAAAGAATTAATTTTAGGAGGAAAAATCATGTCAATGTTAGAAGTTTTAAAGTCACTGGAAGAAGAACACTTTGATGCAAAGAAGGGCAAGGTGTCAGACGGCATCGAAGCCTTGCCAGAAGGCACCTACAACTGCGTCCTTAAGAGCGTGACGCACCGGGCCAAGAACGGCAGATGGTTCTTGATGATCGGCCTTGAAGTAGTCGACGGCGACTATGCTGGCCGTAGCGAGTCCATCTTCCCGACGCTGGAGCAAACCACCAGCAAGGGCAACCCGATGCCTGACTTCGTGCTGGCCCGAAGCATCAAGACAATCAAGATCATCGGGGCTATGGTAGGCCTGGACGTGCCTAACTCATGCTTCCTGGATGACGATGCAGATGTCAACTACGACAGCATCGAGAAGGCTTTTGACGGCTTCGAAGGCAAGATGCTCCAGATGACTATCAAGCTGAGTCCGAACAAAAAGAACCCAGACCAGCCTTACAGAAACTATGAATTCGGCCCAGCTGAGCAGCCGAAGGTGGCAGAGGTCAAGGATGATCCTTTTGCCCAAGCAGCTGGCACTGAAGTAGACGAATCAGACCTGCCATTCTAGAGGGCAAAAAATGGAAAACCTTGTAAACTACGCGAAAAGCTATGCAGCGCACGGCTTTAGCGTAATCCCAATCGTAAATAAAAGGCCGCTGGTCAAGTTCGCCAACCGGCCAGCACTGACTAAAGAAGAGATTGACGCCATTTGGACCAAGCATCCAACGGCGTCAATCGCCCTGCAGACACGCGAGTTTCTGGTCATCGACGTTGACCGCCATGAAGGTGGTAACGGCATGGAATCAATCAAGGCTTTAGGCCATAACGAGTGGTTTAAAGACACGCTCTGCGAACGGACGCGCTCCGGTGGCTTCCACTTCTACTTTCGTAAGCCTGCCAAGGAAAAAATTACTCAGAACATTGGCTTTTTGCCCAGCGTGGACATTAAGGCTCACGACAATAATTACGTGGTGGTGGCGCCGTCGCCAGGCTACAAGTGGCTTAATCACAGGCCTATCCAGCCCTTGCCAGACGGCTTGCTGGAACTGATCATTAAAAAGCAAGCCGAAAACAAGCCGTCGACAGGGGTGGAAGCAGGTTACAAAGTGGATTCCAAGTCGGCGACCGCAGCTCTCTTTGAGCAAATCGTTGACGGCTTGGGTGCTACAGGGGGCAGAAACAATGCCTTAGCGAGTTTTGTTGGCGGCCTGTTATATCGGGGCGTCGACCCTTATAAAGCCGCTCAGCTGGCTCTTTTGGCCAATGCAAACACGCAAGACAAGCTAACCACGGCGGAAGTGGAGAGGACAGTCAATTCAATGATCGAAAAGGAATTACGTAGAAGGGAGGGCATCGATGAGTGAGAAAATGCACATCGTGGAAGATAAGGCGGACAAGCTGAAGAAAGTGCAGTCCAAGAAGAAACTGAATTTCATCTTGAATGCACAAGATCAGGTCAAGTCGACCAGCCTGGCCAACGTGGCGTTGATCCTCCGGACTGATCAACATCTGGCAGGTGTCTTTAAATGGAACACCTTTACAGAGGCAATTGACGCCACCAAGAGCGTCAAGATCGATCTATCCAAGTGGAACATGCCGAACATCCATATCAAAAAGGGTCCGATCAACGACCATGTAGTTGACGACATTGCTTTATACTGCGACATCTATCCAGACTACCGGGTGGCCTTTAAAACACCACTTATCATGCAGGCGCTGGGGACAGTAGCCAGGGACCAGGTCTATAACCCGGTCACCGACTACCTTAAGAGCTGCTATAAAAAGTGGGACAAGAAGCCCAGAATCACCGACTTCCTGCCAGACTACCTGGGTGCTGACCACTCCGAAGCAAACGACTTGATCATCAAGCTGGTGCTGATGGGTGTGGTAGCCAAGGCATCCAATCCGGACACCAAGTTTGACTGGGTGCTGGACCTTGTAGGTGGCCAAGGCGTGGGCAAAACCACACTGCTGATGAAGCTCGCGCCGCCTGGCACCTACACGGACCAGTTTTTAAGCTTTACGGACAAGGATGACTTTGCGGCTATGCGGAATGCTCTCATCGTCAATGACGACGAAATGACGGTGTCAAACCGGACTAGCTTTGAAGAGATCAAGAAATTCATCACGATGAAGGAATTCACCTATAGACCACCTTATGCCCGGTCTAACGAGACCTTCAAGAAGAAGTTCATTCTTTTTCGAACCACAAATGAAGTTCGGCACCTTAAAGACAAGTCTGGGGACCGCAGATTCTTGTCGATCATGTGTCACCGTGAGCAGCAGAAGCTGCATCCTGTGACCGACCTGGACCAGGCCTACATCGACCAGATCTGGGGTGAGGCGGTGCACCTCTATAAGACGACCACCGCCCCGTTCAAGCTGACGCCTGAACAGAATGAATTGCTGGATGAAAGCCGTCAGCAGTTTATGTATACAACCGCGCTTGAGGACAGCCTCAGAGATGTGCTGGCAAATGATCTGGAAGGAAAGACATTTATTGCCAATACCACGCTCTGGAGAGTTATCCAGGTTGCGCAAGGCGGCACGGCCTTAACCGAGAAGCAAAAGGAAAAGGTGCGCTACTACATGGAGCATATGGGCTGGAATGTCGGAGCGGTTGGCAAGGTCAAGAAGGCAGGCAAGTGGCAATCCACTCGCGGCTTCGGCAGATGATGTAGAAAATGTAGAAAACTGTAGAAAGGCTCAGACCTTGGGAGAGTAAGGCTTATAGTGCTTTTTCTACATTCTACATGTTATATAAATATAAAATATATATTTTATATAAGAGAGAGTAGAAATATAGGATATATAGGGGGGATGGGGGGATATTTATATAATGTTGCAAAACAGTGTAGAAATGTAGAAAACAAGCCAAATCCCTTGGGAGAGTAAGGCGCGTGGTGGTTACACCTTTGCTACATTTTCTACACATAAGGGAGAAATGATGGTAACACAAGCTCAAATCTCACATGACTTTTACCAGCATGTTAAAGAAAATGCTGCCAAGCGGAAACACAAGGCAGACTATTTCAAGCCTTTTTGGAAAACCAAGAAGGGACACTGGAAGCTAATCTACCCTGACATTGATGAGATCGAAGGTAGTAACTGCATGCTGACGGTGCAATGTCTAGATTGCGGGGCAGTTATCCAGAGAGACGTACGTCGGTGGCTGGTTGATGGGAATCAGCGCGGATGTAGAAATTGTCGCGCCTATAGTCGCGTGGTTGAAAATGCCAAAGCGATAGAAGCGCGAGGCTTTAAAGTCTTATCGACAGATAAATTCAAACGCAATCATAGGGTTTACACGATAAAATGCCAAAAGTGTAGGCTGGTTTTTGAAAAGTTGGATTGCAATCTTAGAAGATGGATAAAGAACGGGGCCAAATGCCCAGGATGCCTGAATAAGGCCCTGCCACTGAATGCAATTAGGATTCGTAAGGCACGCACCGAGGCTGGAGTGACGTACTTAGAGCTTGGAGAAAAAGTGGGTTACAGCGAGAGCAGAGTTAAAGGCATCGCCAATAACATTGGCTACAGCGAAGAGGTGGCTGAGTTTATCGCTGATGCCGCTGAAAGAATTGCAAAGGATAAACGATGACAAAGAAGCAGTTATCAAGCTGATTGAGAAAAAGAAAGGATACTAACAATGATCGGTAAAGACTATGGCCTTTTAAGCAAGATTGACGACTTGTCAGCAAATTTGTGGTCCGAGTATAGCTATTCGCTAGAAAATTCTGGAGATTGGGAGCTGTCCGATTCGTCAGATCTACTGGTAGCGTGGTTAGTGGCAACTAATCGGTGCACGATGGACGACCTAGAAGCAGGACTTAAGGTCTTTGAAAAGATCGGAGATCGTGCGATTGCTGCGCATAACAGTGACATGGAATTCGGCCCAGATGACTTTGTTGAAGCCGTTATGAGCGAGGCGAAGGAGAAAAACGATGACAAAATGGATCGAAAGTATTGAGAGCCCGATGGTCTGGGCGGTGATGGAAGAAGTTAATGGACGGCTGCAGGTGTGTAGAGCTGGCAGTCATCCAATGATCTACGTCAGCCAGGCCATGGCCAGGGCTCAAATGAGACGACTTAAAAATAGCGGTGGTTTGCCGTTGAAAATTGTCTGCTATATTGCAGACTCTGAAATTTTAAACTGGAGGGATTAATCATATGCTTAGTAACATTGAACATTACAGTCATTACAGTTTGTTAGAAAAACTGGACGATGAATCAGGTGAATGGTGGTCAAGCTATACCTGTGCGATCACTGAAGATGACGACTGGGACATGGAAGATGCAGCAGTGCTAGCAATTGCCTACCTGGTAGAGAGTGGATGTCTTACTTGCGAAGAAGTAGTCAAAGCCACGCAAGCACTGGCACGGTGCTCTGAATGGGACATTGGCAAGGAGACTTTTATCGAACGTGTTTTGAAAGATGCAGATGCAGTTAGAGGAAAGAATAATGACTAAACCACTTACCTATCACGAATTCTTTGAAAGATTTAACGAGGTCTCCCAAGACTATCACGCTTGCACTGCCACCGATGCCACCGATGGTGAGACACCTATCGGGGTGGCTATTGTCGACAACTTTTTTGGCACTTTGGTGGCCATGCTTAGCTTTGAAGATGACATCTGGTCTTTTTGGGACTCGGCTTTTGACGAGGAAGAGCTGAATTTAATGGAACAATTGGCGACTACTTCACCAGAGCTTCGGGGAGGACACAGCAATGGAGACTAGAATTTACATAACAAATGGCAACCGGATTAACACGCCAGTGTCATACGAAACAATAAAAAGCTGGCTACTTGTTGAAAGACCATTGGTCGTGCCATACATTGAAGTTCCTGGAACTAGGGAAACAACTATTTGATTAAGATTGACAATATCAGTTGCATCGAACAGGAAATATCTGACTATCTGGAGGAAAAGCAAAGCAATGGCTAGAAGACGTAATGATAATTTCTGTAAATACTTTGAAAAATGGATTGAAACTTATAAGGCTCCTGAAGTTAGGCCAGTTACTTTAGAGAAGTGGTATAGGGCACTGAAAGAAGTCCAGGAAATAGCTGGAGGCATGATCCTGCAGAAAATGACACGTGCTGATGTACAAGAGATCGTTAACGAATACGGAAAGACACATGCAATGCTGACCGTTAATGACTTCATCAGATATTTATTTGCGCCTTTAAAAGATGCATTTCACGATCAGCTTATTGATATAGACATAACATACCGGGTAAGGCCAACTAGTCAAGTTAAGACTAAGCGGAGAACCAAGTTTCTTGAGCGAAAAGATGCGGACAAACTTTGTGAAACTTTGGAAAACGATAACTCGGTTTTGGGAGATCTTTGCATTTTGCTGCTGAAGACTGGACTTCGATACTCGGAAGCGCTGGGTTTAACTCCTCAAGATATTGATTTAGATGCTAGACAAATATCCGTAAATAAGACTTTCAACTACAAAAGAACAGCCGGAGAGGGCACGTTTATGCCAACTAAAAACAGGTCATCAGTCCGCACGATCAAAATTGACATTTTGACTTTGCGACTCTTAAAAGACCTGATCAAAGGCGTTCCAGAAGGTCAAAGCATCTTTGTTTATCAGTTTGTTAACAAACATACGGCAGTACGGAAAAGCAACAATATTTGTAATTCAACAGTCAATAACTATTTAATGAGAATCTGCAAGCAGGCAGGAATTCCATACATTTCTTGCCATGGGCTACGGCACACGCATGCATCCTTGCTCATCGCAGGTGGTGCCAGCATTCAGTTCGTTTCTGAGCGCTTGGGACATGCTAACACAACGACTACTGAGCGAGTTTACATTCACCTCCTGGACGACAAACGCAAAGAAGATGAGAAGAATGCAGTCGCAATTATGATGGGATTGGGGGCTTAAAATGCAGCTTGATGCTGAGACAATAAATAAGATTCTTGGAATCGATGACGCTTATAAGGCACCAACAAGGCTGATGGGATTGATGATGGATGCACACAAACGAGAAGATACATTCAAAGCTTTTTTAAGAATTGACACAGACCTGTCGTTTGACTGGTTCCATCAATATTTCGAGGAGGAGCAGGCCCAGCGAAAGACAAGAAAGCAGGACTTCACGCCAGATAGTGTATCCACGTTACTCCAAGCCCTCGTTGGGAAAAGAAACGGCAGCTATTATGAGCCAGCTGCTGGTACTGGCGGGCTGATGATCAAGCGCTGGGTTCAAGATAGAGCGACTGATCCAGTTACAGATAACGGTAGGCGGCCAAGTTGGATGTCAATCTTAACTTATGATCCACGACACTATTGGTACCAGGTTGAAGAGATGAGCGATAGGGCACTACCGTTCTTGCTCTTCAACATGTCCATTCGGGGAATGAACGGTGTTGCGGTCCAGTGCGACTCACTGACCAGAGTTGGGCAAGCGGCGTACTTCGTCCGAAATGGTAGTAACAACTATCTAGGCTTTAGCGAGATCATTGAGTTACCTAAAAATGATGAAGTATTGGATTTCTGTCAATTAGAAAAATGGAGCATTTAAAATAATGCGAGAATCAGACATTCAAAAATTAACGATGGTGGCCTTGACCAAATCCGGATGCAAGGTCTTCCGGGCCAATGCAGGGAAATTCCTCAGCATGGACGGAAAGCACATTATCCAAGGCCTACCCAACGGGTTCTTTGACCTATTTGGCTTCAAGGTTAATAACCACCAGGTGTTTTTTATCGAGATGAAAACAAAAACGGGGCGACCAAGGGAGAGCCAGAAACGTTTCCACCAGATGCTCACCGATTGCGGTGTCATCCATGGAATTGCACGGAGCCCTGAAGATGCAGTAAAAATTGTTAGAGAGGAGCTGGTAGGATATGGCTTTTGATGGAAGAGCTTTAAACCACCTTTATGACTGGTGGTTTTATCACGGTAATCCGAAGATCAGCATTTGGCTTGACTATGGCGGTGAGCTTTTCTTTTACGACAGCAGCCAAAATAAAATAGTGGGCCGCGTTATGCGGCTGGGTGATGGACCATGTTTCTTGGACTACAACGCTAAGGATGATCCTTTTGCGGATCAAGAGCACCAGGAGCTGGCCAAGTTTGTGAGGTTGAACAATGCAAAGTTTTACGATTAGCCTTAGCTGGGGATCCTGGATCCTGGTCACAATTTGGCTGCTTTTAAAACCAAGTTGGCTTAATTTCGCGACCTGGTTAGCGCTTATGGCTACCAGCTTCGCCAGTGTTTATTTAGCGGGGTAATGAGATGGAAAAGGTATTTTACCCGACAAAGTACGGCCTCCAGTCACGCTTTAAACTGGCCAAAAACACGCCAGCGCCAATTGCCAACTGGGTTGATGCCCAGCCAAGAGCAGTCTATGGCATTGAGCGTAAGATTGACGGATTAGAGATTGTGGTCAGCAAGCGGGGAAGGGGCAAGCTTATCCCCTGGTGCTGGATTGTAGGTTTAAGACAAGCGGGGTATAACTATGGACTTCCACTGTAACTGGTGCGGTACTATTCTTGAGCCCGGTGACAGTTATCTTGAGTATCAAGGCTTAGGCTTTTGCAGCGAGGAATGCGCTACGGACTACATTATGAGTGACACAGAGCTGCTGGAGAAAGTAGTAGGAGAGGATGACAGGCTATGAATTTTGGTTACGAAATTAAGCAAACTGGACAAGGCTATCACGTGGCAAAGCCGGGATTCGACCTGATGATTAGCAGAGAATTCCTGCAGGCGGTGGACTACACCGAACTGCGGAGAATTGAGCTGGTCATGCGGGATCTTATGAAGGACTGATCTTATGGACGACCTGGAGCTGGGACTGGACCCACGACTTACTGCTCGCAAGGTGGACCAGTACCTTAAACACGACTTTGAGCGGTATCTCCGCTTGTGTGGAGCTCACAGAGCCGATATCAGCTCCCCTAGCATGTCTGGGATGCCCTCTGGCACGATTACCAATCACCAGGAAAACAAGGTCATAGAGGGCATCTATGCGGCTTCTGTAGTCGATTGCATCAAGCATACAATTGCCAACTGCTCCGACTACGACATCCGCAAGCCCTACAAGATTATCCTGGTGGACTACTACCTCAAAGGCATGCAGGGATTTAAGATTGCTCAAAAAATCGGCTACTCAGATCGACAATTTGCAAATAAAAAGCGGATGGCGCTTTGCGAATTTGCAGACCGTTTTGAATATTGGAAGATAGTGTTTAAGGTACAAGATCAACCTTGTTTGCAAGTGTCAAAAATTGCATAAAGTATGCACACAACATGCAAAGCAAAAGCGATATTATAGTAGCGTAAACAGAAATAAAGGTTTACTAGCAATACGTTGAACAAACTTAGTCATAGCTGCATTCGGGTTCGACTCCCGTCTGCAGCATTGCCCAGGACCTCCGCCTGGGCACTTTTTCCCTAACTTATTCCTAAATTCCATTCCGTTTTTCATGATTACATCACATTTAGCTGGTTCGGGTAGCGTCTATCTCCTCTGTGGCCTTTAACTACGCTTTTTTAAACTGATCCAAACATAAGAATTGTCTGTTGGGAGTGTCTATCTCCTTTTAGCAATACCGATGACTGTCATAAAATGCATTGGCGCGGCCGGTTCGATTCCGGCACCAGCTTTAGCCCCGTTTGGGGCTTTGAAAAAATAACTCTTTATTTAATTATTTTTTATTTTTTATTTCTCTTCAAAATTTTTTTAAGCTGGGTTTCAGCGGTTCGATTCCGCTGGGATTCATAGCCCTTCTAAGCCAATCGCCGGCCCTGGCGAGACTTAGTCAAGCGATGACGGTGGACTATCAGACACCAGAGCGGGTGAGTTTCAGATTGTGGCATGGCCTGGTGGCCGTGCTTTTTTGTTTCAGTAGAAAGGTGGTGGCAGTCCTGAAGCTGACAATTAAGCAAAAGAAATTTGCTGATGAATACATCCGGCTAGGCAACGCCACACAGGCCGCCATTAATGCTGGATACAAACCTAAAAATGCCGCGGGAATGGGCGCTGAGAACCTCAAAAAACCCCAGATTGCCGAATATATCAACGAGAAATTGAAGTCACTCGATGCTAAGAAAACCATGCAGATCAAGGAAATCATGGAAAACCTGACCTCCATAGCCCGTGGTGAAATAAAAGAAGAACGCTTAGACAAGGACGGCGGCATCGTGGAGACACGTCCGCTTTTTGCGGATCGCCTAAAAGCGATGGACATGCTGGGCAAACGCTATGGCATGTGGAATGGCATGGCCCAGGAAGCTGCCAGTCAAACCGTGATCATCGATGACATGACAGATGGTGATGATGATGAAGGTTAGACTGACCGACCAGATCAACCCTCACTTCCGTAAACTCTGGAACACAAGCCGGCCTTACGTAATTGCAAAAGGAGGCCGTGGTAGTTTCAAGTCGTCCGTGATCAGCATCAAGCTGGTCTTTGACATGATCAAGGCAATTAATACTGGACACAAGGCAAACGTGGTCTGTATCCGTGAAAACGCCAGTTATCTTAGAGATTCAGTTTACAACCAGATTCTCTGGGCAATGGATATCTTAAAAGTTAGTGATCAGTTTAGGACCAGGACAAGCCCGCTTAAGATTGAGCACGTTCAATCCGGGTCAGCATTTTATTTTTACGGTGCGAATGATCCAATGAAATTGAAGTCCAACAACGTGGGCAATGTCATTGCGCTCTGGTTTGAGGAATTCAGCAATCTTAAGAACATCGACGTTTTCGACCAAGCGGTCCCGACCTTTATTCGCCAAAAGCCAGCTTGGCTGAATCAAGCCAAGGTTTACTGCTCATACAACCCGCCTAAAAATCCTTATTTGTGGATAAATGAGTGGATAACTCAAAAGGAAAGCGATCCAAACTTTTTCATTGATCATTCCACTTATTTGGACGACAAGCTGGGGTTTACGACCAAGCAACAGCTAGACATGATCGAGTCATACAAGGAAAACGACTATGACTACTACCGATGGCTTTATCTTGGCGAGGTGGTAGGGCTTGGCACTAACGTTTACAACATGGATTTATTCCATCCAGCCGATTCGATTCCTGACGATGACTACATCACCGACATCTACTACGGCATGGACGCAGGTCACGAAGTGTCAGCAACCACGGTGGTAGCAGTTGGCCTTACTCGCAAGGGAGATGTTTACCTGCTGGACACCTACTACTACTCACCAGCTGGTAAGACAAACAAGAAGCCACCTTCAGAGCTCGCCAAGGATATCCATGACTTTATCGACCAGGTGACGGAGAGATATGACAAGTACCCAACTCGGTTGACTATGGATTCGGCGGAAGGTGCCTTAGATAACCAGTACTATTCAATGTATGGCATCCGCTGGCACAAGGTGCATAAACTCAAGGAAGTAGACATGATCGACCGGGTGCAGGACCTACTGGCACAAGGCCGGGTTTACTATCTTGACCAGCCTGCCAATCAGATTTTTATCAAAGAACATCAAAAGTACCAATGGGACGAAAACACGCTCCAAAGCGACAGTCCCAAGGTTATCAAGGAAGACGACCACACGGTCGACGCGTTTAAGTACTGCGTCTTAGACAACGAACGAGAATTCGGATTGAAGTGGTAGGAGGTGGAACATGGCTTTTTGGGATACACTCAAAAATTTATTTAGGAAAGGAAGTGCAGCAGTCGGCATGACGAAAAGTTTAGGCCAAATTATTGACGATCCCCGGATCAACTTACTCGCCGATGAGGTAGAGCGGATTGCGCGTGACAAGCGCTATTACATGGATGACCTTAAACAGGTAACCCACAAAAATTCTTACGGTGATACGCAAAAGCACGAACTGCAATCGGTCAACGTAACCAAACTGGCCAGCGCTAAATTGGCCAGTTTAATCTTTAACGAACAGTGCCAGGTTAATGTCAGCGACGAGACTGCCAACGACTTTCTGGATGGCGTTTTCCAGCAAAACGACTTCTACACCACTTGCGAAGAAAAACTTGAAGAATGGATTGCATTGGGATCCGGATGCGTCCGGCCTTACGTTGAAGGCGGCAAGATTAAACTCGCCTGGGCAACTGCCGATCAAGTCTATCCCCTTCAGGCCGACACTAACCAGGTTAATGAGTTAGCGATTGCATCCCGGACAACCGAAATTGAAAATCACCGGACTATTTATTACACGTTGTTGGAATTCCACCAATGGGATAATGGCGATTACGTGATTACTAACGAACTTTACCGCTCAGAAACGGCAGAAACTGTTGGTATCAATGTTCCATTGAACACATTGGAACAATATGAAGGCTTGGAACCACAAGTCAAGATTACCGGACTAAAGTATCCGCTTTTTGCATTTTATCGAAACAAGGGTGCTAACAATAAGAACTTCACGAGCCCAATGGGCATGTCTTTAATCGACAACTCCTACACCGTTATCGATGCGATCAATAGGACGCACGACCAGTTTGTCGATGAAATCAAGAAGGGCCAGCGGCGCTTGATTGTTCCGGCTGAATGGCTGAAAACAGGATCCAGTTATGGTGGGCAGGCAAGCGAAACTCACCCGCCTATGTTTGACTCAGATGAAACAGTCTACCAGGCAATGTACGGTGATGCGAGCGAAGTCGGCTTCCACGATGCAACCAGCCCAATTCGGGTGGCTGACTACCAAGCAACCATGGACTTCTTCTTGCGCGAGTTTGAGAACCAGACAGGGTTAAGCCAGGGCACGTTTACGACGTCACCGAGCGGCATTCAAACTGCAACAGAGGTGGTCACTAACAACTCCCAGACCTATCAAACCAGATCCAGCTACATCACCCAGGTGGAAAAGACCATCAAGGCCTTGACTTACGCCATCTTCGAAATAGCGAGCGTGGATAGCTTTTACGCTGACGGCCAAGCAAGATGGACTGGCGATTTAGATAATCTTGACGTCACAATCGACTTTAACGATGGTGTATTTGTGGACCAGGATTCTAAGCGCACGGCTGATCTGCAGGCCGTTCAAGCCCAGGTTATGCCTAAAAAGCAATTCTTGATGCGCAACTATGGCCTTGATGAAGAAGAAGCCAAAGAGTGGCTAGAAGAAATCGACAAGGAAAACTCCACGGCTGAACCAGAATTTGATCAGTTCGGCGGTGAATAGCTATGAGCACGGCGGAAAAGGTTGCCGATCTTTACGTTATCCTGCAGCAGGAAATCTTCGGAATGCTGATCGACACGATCAAAGGCGTTCGGCCCCGTTTAACTGATCTCAAGGCTGAGGAAATGGTTGAATGGCGGCTGAAAGCACTAGCGCAAATGGGCGTATTAACCCAACAGGTGATTGATTACGTTAAAAATCAATCGCCTGCGATTGCAAAAGCGATTGATTCCGTAATCAAGCGCGATGGATTAAAGGTTAGTCAATCGTTCAACAAAGACCTGGCCAAACTCTTAAACCAGCCAATTAAGCCAGTTAGCACTGAAACAATGCAAGTGTTAGATTCCTATGCAGCTCAAACATGGAAGAGCCTAGATAACAATGTTAACCAGTCGCTATTGTCCACCAACGTGGGCAAGAATCCGGCTCTAAGGGTTTATCAAGACATTCTAAACAAGTCCACCTTGGCGGTAACAACCGGGCTTAAAACGCCTCAGGAGGCTATTTTTGACACTATAGACGACTGGATTAAGACCGGCCTGCCAACTACTTTAATCGATAAAGGCGGCCACAAATGGAACCTTGAGGGCTATACAAGAACGGTTATTACTACGACTACCTTGCGGACTTATAACGACGTTAGAATGCAGTCACTCAAGGACTACAGCCAGACGCTGGCGATTATGACATCCCACCCAGCTGCTAGACCTGCTTGCGCTCCAATTCAAGGCAAGGTGGTCAATGTGGTTGACCACGGCGATTCACGGTTTAACCAGAAATACCCGACAATCTATGACTATGGATATGGGACACCAGCCGGAACGCTGGGGATCAACTGCATGCACCAGCTATATCCTTATGTAGAAGGTGTTACAGTTAACCACCAACAGCATTATGATGAGCAGGAAGCAATCGAGAATGGCCAAAAGCAACAGCTCCAGCGCTACTATGAGCGGCAGGTGCGCAAGTGGAAGCAGCGTAAAGTAGCGGCCAAACGGATTGGCAACACGAACCTGGCAGCGAAATGCAACAGTGCCATTCGTGGCTATCAAGCAAAAATCAGAAGAATAGTAAGTGAAAATGATTTCTTGGCCCGTCAATACGACCGGGAAAAGATTTATTAAATTTCGCCCCAAGCACGGCGTTAAAAGGCCTTATTGTTATGTCCTGATCGAGTTCGTCACTCGTAAAAAGCAACGTAAGGAGACACCAATGGAAAGAAAATTTTTGACAGATTTAGGCTTAAATCCAGACCAGGTTAACGGCATTATGGCCCAATACGGCAAGGATTTGCAGAAGTATGAGGGCCTGGAAGCCGAGAGGGATGCGCTTAAAAAGACTAGCAGTGAATTGTCCGGCAAGATTGACGATTTGAAGGCAAATAACGTCAACGTCGAAGAGTTGACCAAGCAAATCGAGAAATTGAAGTCAGACAATGAAAAGGCTGCCAATCAATTGAACGCTCAAAAACTTGACTTTGCCGTCACAAGCACCATTAAGGATTTTGGCGCCAAAAACGCCAAGGCGGTGAAGGCGTTGCTTAACAGCGATGACATCCGCTTTGACAGCAAGGGTAATTTGACCGGACTGGAAGACCAGCTTAAATCTCTCAAGGATTCAGATAGTTATCTGTTTGCAGAAGACAAGCCTGCTGGCAAGCCAATCCAGGCATTTCCTACGGGGAATCCGGAAGCTGCTGGCAAGGATGTTAGCCTGCATCAGAAGATTGCACAAAGACTGAAAGGATAAGTAAATGACTGTCGTATTAGATTCAAAAGACCTTGCACGTATCGATGAAGAGTACAAGGCAGACTCACAAGTTTGGAGCTATTTGACTGGTGGCAACGGCATCAGTGCCGCCGACTTTGTAGGTGCTAATGAAGTTAGAATCAACAAACTGAGTGGTTTCGTTGACGCGGCTGCTTACAAGCGTAACCAAGATAACGCACGCAGCACCATCTCCGTTGACAAGGAAACCGTTAAGCTGACTCACGAAGACTGGTTTGGCTATGATCTTGACCAATTTGACATGGATGAAAACGGCGCTTATACGGTGGAAAATGTCGTGCGTGAACATAACAAGATGATCACGATCCCGCATCGTGACAAGGTGGCCGTTCAAAAGCTGTTCGACTCAACTGCAAAGAAGGCAACTGACTCAATCACTAAGGACAACGCACTGGATGCATACGATACCGCCGAAGCCTACATGTTTGACAACGAAATTCCAGGCGGCTACGTAATGTTTGTTTCATCTGCTTACTACACCGCCTTGAAGCAATCAGCGGCCGTAACCCGTACCTTCTCAACGGACGGCTCAATGTCAATCAACGGGATTGATCGTCGGGTTGCTCAGCTTGATGGCGGCGTTCCGATCGTTCGTGTTTCAAGCGACCGTTTGAAGGGTACTGGAATCACTGACCACGTTAACTTCATCTTGACTCCGTTGGCAGCAATTGCTCCAATTGTCAAGTATGATTCAGTTTCAGTTATCGATCCGTCAACCGACAGATCAGGTAACCGCTGGACCATCAAGGGCTTGTCCTACTACGATGCAATTGTCCTGGACAACGCCAAGAAGGGTATCTATGTCGCAGCCACTGCGGGTGCTTAATGACCAAGTACAAGGTAATCCACGATTTTTGGGGCCAGAAGGAGCATAGATACTACTTCAAGGGCCAAACCATTGACGTGGACGATGATGAAAGAGCCGAACAGCTCCTTGCAGTCCACCCCTCTGTAGGTACTCCGCTGATTGAAGCTGCGACTAAGCGGACTGCCAAGAAGAAAGAGGAAGTGACTGACAATGCCGTATCTGACGAAAAGTGATTTTGACAAGCTCGGTTATGAGCTGAAGAAACCGGACAGCTTCGACAAGCTGCTAAAGAACGCTTCGGTCTTGATTAACCAAGTTTGTTCTTATTACGACCCAGCTTTTTCCTACCACGACCTTGATGCTGATGCAAAAGCCAATCCAGACAGCTATCTGTTTCGCCAGGCGATGGCTTTCAAGAAGGCGGTAGCCTTGGAAATGCTATTCCTGGAAGATAGTGGCTATTCTAGCGCCTACGAGCTCGCACAATGCGCTTTGAACTCTTTTACAGTAGGACATACCAGCATGAGTTTAAACGGCTCAGCAGGCCAAAATCTGACCGTAGGCAGTACCGGGGTGGTTAAGTCAGCCTACAATTTGCTTGGGCGTTATGGCTTGGTGTTTAGTGGGGTGAGCCAATCATGAAACTCCCAATTCCCTATCAAATGGCTGTATCGACTGTTCACTTGAAGTTGATTGATCAGAGCGCTAAGAAGGACCGCTATGGCCGCACAATCCCAACCTGGGAGGGCGACGTTGCAAATTGTGTGGTAAACATGCAGACCACCTATAGCGGCACCAACAACGATCGTCAAATCGTGGCTAACGGCCTGGTCATAATATATGCCGGGTTTTCTGATCCAGTGCCAGCCTTGACTAAGGATAATCTTGAGTCAAAGCTGACCTATAAAGGACAGGAATACACTGTGAAAAGCATCAATCGGTTTGATCAACCGGGCACCGAAGACCTGTATTGCTATGAGCTAGAGGTAATCTAATGAGCGATTTGAGTGTTTTTAGCCGCATGGCCCAGAGCACAGGATCACAAAGCGTAAGGATCCAGGTGCTCAACCAAATGCACCAGGACATGGAGCGCTATGTACCCAAACGGGCAGGCTTCCTGAGGTCTCAAAGCTTTGTCAACAACACTGGCGTCCATTACACTGCCAAATACGCCAAAGCTCAGTTCTACGGTCTCGTTAATGGTCACCGAGTACGAAACTACTCAACACCGGGAACAAGCCGCAGATGGGACTTACGGGCCAAAGCGGTCTACAAGACAGACTGGCAAAGGGTAGCGGCTAACGCATACCTGAAGGAGGTAAGTGGTGGACACTAAACAACTAGACTTAGATGACCGACTGGCTGATTTTTTCGACAAAGAAACAGGTGGCGGGATCATGCTGGGACACATGCCCGAAAACGGGCAGGTCAGCCTTTTGCAGGATCCTGGATCCTCTCCGACAGGAGCACCATATTTCAACGGGGATCAGCCGATGACGATGCAGTACGAGATTCTCTGTTCGACGCAGGATTATCTTACTGCCCGCCAGCTGCTAAGCCCTATCGCTGATGCGATCTCAAAAATCAGCGGTAATACGGTCCAGTCCCAGAACGGGACTTTCACCTGCGATCATGCAGAAATCACTGGATTTCCGTTTAACCAGCTGGTCGACACGTCCGGAACGATGTTTTGGATTACAAACTTTGTTGTTTATATTGATTTATTAAGGAAGGATTAATCAAATGGCAGATACTAAACCATATTTCCCACATAACTGGCAGACAGGCTATTTCATCGACACGACGGGTAGCCTGGATCCTGCTACATCCACTACCGCGAGCTTTGCTAGCCTTGCAGCTTTTGTCACCGGCGTAACGCCAGCGCCTAACGACGTTAGTGACACGTCAATCTATTTCGCTGACGAAGACAATGCTTCACCAGAAAAGACAGGCTCTGCCTATACTTGGGCAGTAACTGGCCACGTGCTGGTCGGTGATCCAGCCTGCGACTACATCGTGGGGCTTTATCAAAGCCACGCAACTGGCAACGCGGCTAAGACCTTGCTTAAAATCGTTTATCCAAACGGCAAGACCTTGATCACTCGCGTAGTTGTGCAGAGCATTGTAGTCGGTGGTGGTAACGGTAACGCCAAGGAAACCTTGACCTTTACCCTTGCGGAATCTGGCAAAGGCGTTTTAAGCGACACTGTAAGCGCGTAATGAAGAAAGGAGGGCTAGCTTAATGGCTGGCCCTCTTTTTTAGTAATAGGAGATAAAAAATGACAGTTTTAAGTTTAAACACTGATGTCCCACGGATTGATGTCCAACTGGATGGCAAGTCCTACCCGGTCTACGCCAACGACGAAAATATCCGGATCGCCAGCTCTATCGCCAGCCAGTCCGCTAATGTCCAGGAAAAGTTAAACGAACTGGCCCAAGGTCAGCCTAGCGAAGATGAAATCGCTGGATTATTAGACGATTTGAAGACCACTCTAATTGACGCAATTGACCAGCTGCTGGAACCTGGCGCAGGCGAAACAATCTGGAAGCAGACACACGGGTCTTCTGAGGCAGTTGCCCGGGCAATTGGCCAAATCCAGGAAGCACTTAAACGGGAACGCGAGAAGCAAGCCAGAAGCGAACAAGCCAAGCTTAACGAGGCCTTTCCAGTAGCCCGCACAAAGAAGCGGAACAAGAATGCTAAGCCTGTCAACGCCAAGTAAGGAAGACCACAAATTTATTGAGCTAACCACCGGTATATATGAACTGGATTACGCTTACGACAACGTCCTGCGGTGGTTTAACTTGGTCGAATCGTATCTTCCCGAAGAAATCAAGGCCACACGGACGTTCTTAATGTTTGTTGGTCCAGTGGATGCCACCGATGAAGATATAGTTAAGACCTTCGAAACAGTATCCGAGGACGTCAGCCGGCATCCCTATGGCAACACGGTTGAGAGTGATCCAGTTGGCAAATGGGACCGGGCATTTGGCTTTGAGCTTGATTCTGGCGCGATATACGCCAGTTTTATGCAGACGTACCACATCGACTTGCTGGAAGAGAAGGGCAAAATGAGCTGGTTTAAGTTTAAGGCTTTGCTTGACGGTTTGGATCCCGAATCGATTTTTGAAAGGATTGTCCGAATCCGCAAGGCTGACTTGAGCGAATACAAAGGCAAACAGCTCAATGAGATGGTGGACTGCAAAGAATACTACAGCCTGGCGCAGACTCCTGAAGACCAAAAGGCCAAGAACGACTACGAAATGCAGAAACAGTTCAACCGCATGGGATTTTGATTTTGCGATGTAGAAAAAACAGGAAAAAGCCAAAAACGATAAACCCTACTCCCCGTAAGGACCACGGCACTTCTTAATTTCTCAATGTAGAAAATGTAGAAAACTGTAGAAAAGCTGAGCCCTACTCCCCGTAGGGTTTATAGTACTTTTTCTACATTCTACATGTTATATAAATAATAAAATATATTATATATATAATATATAAGAGGTATAGCATAAATAGGGGAACATAGGGGGAACATAGGGGGATATATTTATATAATGTTGCAGAACAATGTAGAAATGTAGAAAAGTGCCTTGAAACCTTGCGGCTGTAGGGCTGAGGGTGGTTACAAACGTTCTACATTTTCTACATCGCTGTAGAAGGGGGGTAAAAAATGGCTGATGGAGTCGTAACGATCGACTTAAAATTTCCGGCTAACGAATCGGAATTTAGATCCGACGTTTCCCAGGTTGAAGAAATCCTAAAAAAGATTGGGGCAGGCACCGGCACTCAAGCGGTGGCTAACTTTATCCGAAATGCCAGCAAACTAAAAACCATTGCCGACGAAGCAGGTGGTCAGGTCTCTAAGAGTGTAAATAGTGCTGGCAAACAGGCTGGCGACCAGATGGAGAAAAACTTTGCGTCCAACACAAAAGAAGTGGCAAAGGCTGCATCCTCTGTGGCAGGAAGCGTGTCAGCTACTACCACCAGCATGGGCAAACATGCCGGGTCCGAAATGCAGACCAACTTTGGATCCAATTCCGAAGACGTCAAGAAGTCAGCGTCAGGTATGGGCCAGGATGTTGATCGAATTGCCAAGGGCATGGGCAGGGGTGCTGGCGATGATATGGCCAACTCCGCCCAGAAGAACATTGGCGAGGTTAAGAACGCCTTTGGTTCACTTGGGGACTATATCAAGGGTTCCTTTATTGGTGGCGCGCTTTTGCAAGCAACTGAACGGGTAACTGACTTTTTTAAAGAAATGGTTGCACAGGCTACCGAATCCTTCGACGCCTTGAAATCTTACTCGTCAACGATGAAATTTGCTGGCTTTGATACTTCAGAAATCAAAAAAGGTGAGGAAGAACTTAAAGAGTATTCCAAGGAGACCATCTACAATGTCGGCGAGATGTCCAATACTTCGGCCACCCTGGCTGCCAATGGGGTTAAAAACTATGTTGAAGTAACCAAGGCCCTGGGCAACCTCGTCGCAGTAGCGGGTGGTGGCGCACAAGACATGCAAGCTGCATCCCTGGCCTTAACCCAGATGGTCGGGGCAGGCAAGATGTACACTGGCGACTGGAACCAATTCATTAACGGCATTCCTGGGGCCTCTGGCAAGCTCCAGAAGGCTTTAAAGGACGCTGGGGCATATACTGGCAACTTCCGCGATGCAATGTCTAAGGGCAAGATTTCAGCCTCTGAGATGATCGCAGCGATTGAGAAGCTGGGTAATACTCAGATCGCCAAGAAGGCTGCCACCGACACCAGCAAGTTCTCTGTCGCTTGGCAGGGTGCCCAGGAATCAGTCCAAGATGGTGTCTTAAAGCTGATGGACAGCCTGGGAACCAGTGGCTTTACCGGGTCCATTTCGGCAGCTGGGGACAGTGCTTATAACGCTCTGGCGTCAATCGGCAGCTGGATTTCAAAGCATAAGGATGAAATTGCCACGCTGGGCGATAAACTGGGCTACATCAAGGACGACCTTGAGGAAATCGGAGGTGATATTGGCCAGGGCTTTATCCAGTTCTTTAAGGATTCATACAAGTGGATCAATAAATTTGCTGAGTCTACAGGCAATGGCAATGACGTGCTGGATAACCTGGGACTGGCCTTGGATAAGGTAGCTGAGAACAAGGGCACTCTGCAGACAATTGGTAAGGGGCTGGCGGCCATTGCTACAGCTGCACTGGGGCTTAAAGCCCTCAAGGGCGTGACGACGATTGTAATGGCTTTAGTTAAACCTTTTGCGTCACTGATCGGCCTCTTTATGTCCTTTAGCGGCGGCCCAATTATTCTGGCGGTTATCGCTATTGGGGCGGCATTTGCGCTGGCTTATAAGAATGTCAAGCCGTTCAGAGATTTCATCAACGGCATTGGCAAAAAGGCCAGCTCAGCATTCAATTCAGTGGCTAAGACGGTTTCCAAGGTCTTTAAGCAAGTTTCCAAGTCCATGTCTCCGATTGTCAAGGAATTCAAGAAGGCTTGGAACCAACTGCTAAAATTCATCAAAGCGCTTTGGCATGACATCTCCGCTGTAGTTGTAGGCGCACTTAAGATCTTGTTTGTCGTTATGTCGCCTCTGTTGCTCGTTGTCATCGGTTTGGTACGATTAGCCATGACAACAATTAAAACCCTTATAAAGGGCGCTATGGGCTTTATAAAGACCATTTGGCGCACAACTTGGAAGGCGATTGGGACCATTCTCAAAACGGCTTGGAACGTTATTAGAGATATTTTTAAGTATGAGCTTAAGATTATCACCGACATTCTCAAGCTTGGGACAGACATTCTGAAGGGCAACTGGAAGGGCGTTTGGAAAGATATCAAGAGAATCTTCAGCGACGCCTGGAACGGCATGAAATCGATTGTTCGTGACATTTGGACCGGGATTAAGGGGGTCGTCGCTGACGGTGTAAACGGCGTTATTGACCTTATCAACGGCATGATCACGGCAATCAACAAAGTCTGGACCTTTTTCGGCGGCAAGGGCGGCATCGGCAAGCTTGGCCATGTTCACTTTGCAACGGGTGGCCAACTTGGAGGCGATGGCTCTGTCATGGCTATTGTCAACGACGACGGCAGTCCTGACCCGCGGGAATTGATCCAGCGCAAAGATGGCAGCTTGCAGATGTACCAGGAACGCGACGCTAGGACGATCATCAATCCTGGTGACAAGGTCTATAACTCGAAGCAGACCAAGGAAATCTTTGACTCAGTCGGCGTGCACTATGCAAAGGGCAATGTTCTTGGCAACGCTTGGGATGGTGTTAAGTCGTTCTTTGGCGGCGTAGCTGACAAGCTCAAGGACGCAATTGAATGGCTTAAGCATCCCCTCCGGAACACCGCTAAGCTAATCAAGGGCGCCACTGATTCCTTTATGTCGCTTTTACCAGACAGCTTTAAGAACTTGGCGGGGTCGATGCTTGGCAAGATGACCAGCATGATCTCCGACAAGCTCAAAAAACTCGTCCAAGGATACAAGAATGACAGCGAAGATGGCGGCGCAAACCCTAGCGGAGCTGGAGTTATGTGGTGGAAGCCTTATGTCATTAAGGCCCTTAAGGTCAACGGGATCGATCCGACTGGCTACCGGGTGAATAAGATTCTTGCCACCATCCAGCGTGAGTCTGGTGGTAATCCAAAGGCAATCAACCTTTGGGATAGCAACGCGAAAGCTGGCATCCCATCTAAAGGTTTGATGCAAACTATTGGACCAACTTTTAATGCTTACAAGCTGGCAGGTCACGGCGACATCTACAACGGCTATGACAACCTGCTGGCAGCAATTAACTATATCAAACACAGATATGGCACGTCTAACGCGGCCTTTGCTCGCGTCGCCGCAAGTGGCTATGCCCAAGGTGGCATTATCGACCGGGAACAGATGGCTCTGATCGGCGAAGGCAACAAGACGGAGTTTGTCGTTCCAAATCCAAGCGTTGCAGGCCCAGCACGGACTTACGAGATGATCGGGCGTGCAGCGGCTTATGCAAGTCAAGCGGGTGGTGGCAGTGGTGCGGCCATGAACAGCAACGCCTTGAACTTGGTTGAGCGCAAACTGGACTCTTTGATAAGTTACAGCGCAACTCAGTTGGAAGCATTGAAGAAGCCAACAAGATCTTACATTTTGCAAAGTGATATTTACAAGGGCTACAACGACCAGCAGAAGCTCAGCGACATGCGCGGATTTTTTGTCAGATAGGAGGCAGAAATGGCTGAATTAAATCCATATTTCATTTATAACGGCGTTTCAAGCGCCAGCTATGGCGTTAAATGCACAAAATTCGCGATGCCGATTGCCCCTACAATGAGCGTGGTTAGCGAAGACATCCCTGGGGCTTACGGCAACTATTTTGAAGGGATCAACTACACCAGCAAATCCTTTACTTTTAAGGTCTACCTGGACACTAACGGCAGCCGGGAACGCATGCAGGAAATAACGGACCAAATGGCTGAATATCTTATTCTCTACGACGAGGACAACCCAGCCCGTGAATATGAGCTTGAATTTGGCTTCTGGCCAGATAGATTCTGGATTGGTCACTTCAGTTCGATTGGCCAGCCTACCCTGCTTAATAACTCTTGGTTTGCCACGGTCGACCTTACTTTTGAGTGTTCTAAGCCTTACACCTTTTTAAATCGCGAAACGATCGCGCTTGACGGGGTGACTACTAGCAGGGAAATCGACATCAACATGAAGGGCAATGCCCCGACACCGGTCGACATTCAGATCGAGTCAAATAAGGATGCAAAGCATGTCGGCGTGGTGGTTAACGGCTCTGGTATCTTTGCAATCGGCGAGGACAGCACAGAACTTCAAAACAAAATCGTTGCAGAATGGCAGGAAGAGCTTTCTGACGTCGGCGATGCGACTAGTGGGTCCTTTACCAACTGGAACTTAAATCCTACTACTGCCAGCTCCATCAAGTGGGGGCAGAGTCTGGCCCCCGTTATGGGTGGCGCTAATATCATCAATTCTTCTGGCATGTCCATTGGGGTCGGCACCAAGGAAAAGACTGGCTATAATCCGTCTAAAGACAAGAAGGGAAAGACCAACAAGTACACTGTCATGAACTTCGGTACGGACGCCCAGGAAGCTAAAGGAACGACCGGCACGGCCTGGTATGGTCCTATCATGATCACGAAAGGCTTTGACGGCGGCGCTTTGGACGACTTCAAGGCCGTCTTCCGGCTTAAACACCAGAAGTTTAAAGGCCCACATAATGGCCGGGCAATGGGTGATGTTGAGGTTCTCTTTCTAGATCCAAACGGTAATGCCTTTTTCCGCGCAGGGATTAAGGACCAGGCAAGTGGGAGTGTTCCTATTTTGTACACGCAGATTGGCAAGCCTGGCACCGACTGGATTAGTGGCGATTACGTCAACATTTACGGCCCGGAGAAATCCTTTAATATCAAGAACGGTGAAAATAAAAAAGTTCCGGTATATACCGGGTCTAAGAAGGTTAAGAAGAGCGTCACGACGATCAAGAAGGTCAGGGGCAAGAAGAAGAAGGTCACAACCAAAGAGGACCAGACCGTCTACTACTACAAGGCAGAGATGAATGACAATAACAGCTCTGAACTCTCCAACTCCTGGATTGAATGGGAAGTACACAAGGTCGGCAATGTTTGGAGCTTCTGGATTTACCAGCTAGATAAGGGTGGCAACCGTGTCAGTGACTATGAAAAAGGCAAAGTCCACTTCAAGAACACCAAGTATGTCGACCAGGGCGGCAATTACAGTGCTAGCTTAGGCTCGATTGCGGTCGGAATGTTTAAGCACTCCATCAAGGAAGACACCACCAATCCGCCTAACATCTATAGAAATGTTCACCCGTCCTTAACCATGCTCAAGGCCTGGCGGCGGAATCCTAACTACGATCTGGCAAACAAACCGATCCCGGTTGCAGTCCCTGCAGGTAGCGTCCTGGACTTTGACGGAGAACACATGACGACCACGGTTGACGGGACGGTGGTAGAAGAAGCATGGGCGACCAGCTATCCAAAGCTGAGGCCAGGGAACAATAAGGTTGTCTTCGTGTCTGATGCTGATCTCAGCACCTCCAAGACCGTGATCTCATATAATCCGAGGTTAAAGTAATGGCAAAACAGTACTACATCTTAAGCGGCGAATTGAAGCGGATTGGGACGTTATCTTTAGACGGCGCGACTGTCTTCACCGCCGACACGATTACGCACCAGTATGCCTCAGCAGACCAGACTAACAGCTCCTATGGTGAAAACCCCGACGTAGAAGACACCACACAATCCCGAAGTAAGAACCGTAAATCTAAAGAATATAACCACTACGGCACCATCGTGGTTCCGCAACGACAACCGGATAGCGCCAAGGTAGTGGAAGGCAACTACATTGCCAAACATGATGACACCTTGAATCGTTGGTATGTGTTCAGAATTTGGCACACGACCGAAACGCTGCTTGCGTCAGGCTTGGCCGTGACATCAGCCGAATTAATCGACCTGGGCCTCTGGGAGCTTTCCCACACGATAGTCCCGGCTAAGACCTACACCAACTGCACGGCTAAAACAGCATTCCAATGGTTAGCTCAAAAGCTGACCTGGGACTTGGACTTGTCCAAGCTAACCACTACGCTGACTATGTCAAAAATCGAATTTGATGGTACTAGCCGGGCTAGTTCCATGCTGCAGACCTTGCTCCAAGACTACGACCTGGAATGCGACTTTTACGTAAAAGCGACGTCTAACGGCACGATCACGGACAAGATTTTTGAAGTCGGAAACAAGCTCAACTCCGAAATCTACTCCGGAACCGTGTTTGTCGGTCAAAACGTCACCGGGTGCACGCGTGACATCACGGGCAACATCGTCACCAAGCTCTATGTCTTCGGGCCAAACGGCGAAACAATGTCCTCCGCGAACGGTGGCAAGACTTACATCGTGGACGACTCAGCTAACCGCCAGTACAACCCAAACTGGCGGACAACCTACTTGGAAGGCGCCTACACCAGCAATTCCACGACTGATGCAAATGGGCTAAAAGCGATTGCTAAGACAATTCTGGCGGACACTAACCACCCGCAATATGCTTACACAGTCACGGTTCCGCACACGATGCATCCTAAGCTGGGGAGCGTTGTCCGCACGGTTAACACTGACTTCACACCAGAAATGGCGACTAAAGAGCGTGTCATGGCTACAACGGAAAGCTATGCTGACCCGTCACAGAATTCAATCCAATTCGGTGAATTCCAGACTGTGACGCGGATTACGCCTGCTTGGCTGTCAAATTTTACGAGTCAAATTGCTAACGCAGTCCAGAAAGCCATGCAAGACAGCTCATCTATCGATCCAGTTGTTTTGACACCGGACGGGGTTGACTTTGACAAGGCAAACAGTTCAAAGCGCGTCATAATTCAAGCCTATGAAGGCGGCACAAACATTTCTGCCTTCCTGGATACAAATGGCTTTATCTTCCGGCAGCTGTCAGAGTCAGGGCAGTATGGGTCGCCAACTTTCGGTTACTTGCAAAACGTAACCAGTTTAAAGCTGGGTGAATACCGGGCAACAATTGAAAACCAGTACTTTTCAACTACTCCAGAGGTTCGGGCTGATCAAACAAATGCCAGATCACTGGGTAGGTTGTCACCTACAGCTCGCGGCAAGAACGCCACTGAGCAATATGTTGTAAAACTATCCGATGGATCCTACTTATCTAGTACGGCTTACCCAGGATCTAGCCTGGACGGGCACGGAGACGATACACTTTACCAGCACTGGTCAAGTGGCGGAACACTGATCGATGACATGATGGTGGCGAGTGGCGGTCACGGATCCAGCTTTGGGGTCAAAGAAGAAAATGGTGTCATCTTGATTTATGGCGTCACCAAGAACTTTGATAGTTCAGATGAGCGGTTTAGAATTTCGAAATTCAAATACCAGGGCGGCAAGGACATAACGGCAGCTGTCACTTCCAGCAATGGTGACTTTATCGTGGGCTACGGTTTTTCAGCAGATGACCCAGTTAGAGTCAGCTATGACGCCAAGAACGACCTGCTAGGGATGGTTAGAGGCGATGGACACTTTGAAGTCTTAAAGCCAAGCCAAGCGCTGGCAGGTGACCATGACGTGCTTTATCGGATCGACTTAACGCAATACGGCTTTAATTTGAACACTCAAACATTCCAATCTGCCTGCTTAGATTTTCCCTATGTTTACTGGCATTCGGGCGACTACGACATGCACGACTACCGGATGCTTTACTGCGTCAATGTGGTGCACCAGGGCAAGGAATTTGAACTCAACTACGACTTTTCGCAGTCTCTTCCTTTAAAGTACGACGTAGTTGAGCCAGAAACAATCTGGATGCAGCCAAATGGGAAGCTTTTAGCAAGCTTCAACTGCCACGATCCGCAAGACGGCGAAAGCGTAGCTCATACGCACGCGATGTTTGAGATACCAGTTGATGTTAGACCATCAGTTTCTCAAAACGTTAAGTCTATGATTCCAGAATAGGAGGTATAAAATGGCAGAAAGTAAATCATCATCTATTGTATTTACGAAAAATGGGTTATTGGCTGCTAATGCTCAGACAACTGCTGATTATGCCCAGGATAAGCTTTACAACGAAAACTTGTTGCTGGGGACGGACACGACGGCAACCATGAACGTTGCACCACCTGCTGATTCTAATATCTTAACCAGTTCACAACAGACTGATTTAGTAACGTGGATTAATGGCTATCTTAAGTTTCTTAATTACAACACGAGAGACACTGGCAGTTTGGCAATCAACAGTCTGGGTTTGGTTGGCGGGTCTTTTGTGACAGATGATCCTAATACAGCTTATCAGCCACCTACTGCTACATCTTCAGAAGCCCAGCTCTTAGTAATTAGAGGATGTTTAGAGTGCTATAAGCTGACAGGTAATAAGCAGTGGCTTTCATTGGCGACATTAACTACTAACGCACTGCTTAAATATTTTTATTTGACTCCAATAATTCCAGACGAGCCCGATGAAAAATGGGTTCCGCACTGGCTTGTCAATGTAACTGAGCCATTCCACGCCAGATCTTTTGGACTGGATGGCAAAGCCACATTTGCAAGCGGCGTAGCTACTTTTAAGCATGACGGAATTGTTAGGGTCTATAGTGCTAGAGCACTGGATGCAACACTAAAGGTTGACTGGGCACCGACGGCGGAAGTGGTCGGTAAAGAATACAAGATTAAAAACTTGGATTTCAATTATAGTGTTGGAACGGTTCAAATCACGTTGGAAGACTCCACATTTAATGGCGATCTCTTGTTAGCATATGGTTTTTCTACAGACGAAATGGTAGCTGTTGGCGAGCGGTGCGAGGCGTGGCCAGTTTGGCGGTCACTTAAAGCTGGGGAGTGTGGGTGCGCAACGGACTCACTGGCGTGGGCGATTAGTGTCTATCAAACGTGGTATGAAATAACGGGTGATAACAAATGGAATCGTGCTCTTGCATCTACTAAAGCAGCGTTCGTTGAAGAATGCGATGTTTCTAACAGCATCTACTATCTGCATATTAAACCTGGACAAACGGATGTTTTAACAAACGGTGTAACGGCATATAGCTCGAGATCAGCATCTGCAACTTATTCAAATCAAAACAATTTAATTTTAATCAAGTATCCAGAGTCGACCAAAGCAGGTGAAGAAAGCTTTGGAGCTTGGGTCGGCGATAAGGTTGACTTCACTGACTCAAAATATATTAATGTCGTAGCAGGGTCGGATACTCTTTTGCATGTTTTTGTAAAAGTCGATGAAGAAAAAGAGTATGTCGAAAGCAAAAGGTGGACTTGCGATTTTTGGCTTAAAGGCACTGGAACCACTGCAGAAAAACTGGAGTCAGTCAATCTCAAGCCAGGCAATTTCTACCAATCAGATCATGTTTGGTGGGGAACTGGCTATAATCGCGAAGCGACTATATCTAATAATAGCGGATCTGGGTCCTCTACCTCATTGACCAATCAATACGACACAATTGATGGAATTTATCGTCCTTGCCAAAAAATAGCTTTTAACAAAGGCACTGGAAGCTGGGCACAAGCAATCATTGGCGGGTCATATGGACAGACCTTGCCTTTTTCGATTGAGTATAAAACAAGCGATAATTTTGATGTATTAATTACAACGTCAAGCGGCCAGCACCGTTATAGTCTGCCGAGCAGTGGAAAATGGACAACTAAAGAGGTTACACTCGAATCTTTGGGCATTTCGTCAATTGACACCATTTCATCTATTGCTTTGGACGCAAAAAACGATGGCAGTAGTTCAATTTTGATTAGTTACATCGGTGAATTGGTAAAGATGCCAAATAACTATTTAACTATGTTGAATTTCGGTTATTCGGAGCTTCCAGCAGCAACGGTGGCGATCAAGTATATTTGGCCATATCCTCAAAGAGAGCCTCTTCCTTATGCACCTTACATCATCCCTTTTGACTATCACCTGGAAAACTACCAGGTTAGTGATCAGCGGGGGGCGATTTATATTGGTTATCAGGCGCCTTGGGTTTTCCAACTTGACGATGTATTCCCCGATAAAGCGACGGCTTTACAAACAAATTTGAAATTTCTTTCCGATTCTCAAGACTATGCCGCAAACAGTATGGGGGTCGATGGCTTCTTTGCAAATGTCTTCTTTTGGGATTATCGAGAAGATTATAGTGGTCACACACCTAACACCTTTTCTATGTCCGGTCCTTGGGGCGATGTGTGGGGAGGATTTCAATACCGTGCCATTGCCGACACGGCTCGAGTATTTCTGTCCGATCCATCAAACAGCATGGCGCACAAAATTGTTTCCCGTTTTTACAAAGGAATTGATTCTGTATGGGATGGGACAATTTCAACATTTCCAACAGTTTTCAACGAAAAAACTAGGCCATATAACAATCAACACGATCCTCAAATGGTAGCAAATTTGGCGAAGTCATTGGCATACAGTCTTAAAAGCACGGTTATGACCAGTGACGAAAAAACGCTGATTGCTAAGCTTCTAAGAGAGTGCTACAACACTTTGAGCAGCATGTATGTCCCCGTTAAGGGGTTCAGTGATTCGCTTGTTGAAGGGACTTTTTCACCCGATCCGGCAAATAACAACTGGTATGAGTACTGGGGTGGTGACATACTTAGCTCACTGGTTGAAGTAATGAATATTTCTCGCTCTATTTATCCGCTGTATCAGCTTATTTCTGATAGCCTTAGCGGGCTGAAATACATGGAGATTGGACAGCAGTATACGCTGTCGCTATACTGGGACTTCAAGTATTCTGATGTTGAAACGACGAGCGGGCAATTGTTTCCAACATTTAATGCAACACCATTTAATAGCTTCACACCAATATCAGTGACTGATCATCAAGTCGGTGGTGAATTAATCAGCACTGTAACGGCAACCGAAGACTTCGTAACTTCGGTTGCATCGGGTTTGTCGATCGCCGCTACCAATCTTAAAGGAAAACTTGCAATTTCAAAGTGCAAGCTTGAAAAGGGTGCGACTGCCACGCCTTGGATGCCTGCAAACTCTGAGCTAACAACTCTCTATCACGATTACCACGGGGTCACACTCAATGATGATGGCTTGGTGGCGAAAGCTGGGAACACGTCCGTAATCCTAAACTCCGACAATGGTTTTGTAATTAATCGCAATGGCCAAAATGTTTTCCACGCTTACACAAACGGCAACCTCGAAGTAACCGGGAACATCGTTGGGTCAACAATAAATGGATCGACGTTTACTAGCAACTATGATCGTGTAGAGCAAGAAATAGATAGCTATTTTAGACCGTGGATCTTTAGCTCGGGGAGTATGGCTATGGACAGTGGCTTTCTCACTAGTGCGACATACGGTAAGGTCTATCATGTAACAGAGAACAAATATTCCGATCAAAAATATATTGTCGGGACTTTGTCGCCAGGATATCTTAAGCTTACGTCAGCAACAGACAGCACCTTTAAAAATCAAAATGGGCGTTTCTATGTAGATTCGCAGTACATTTGGCTGGGAAACCCTGGAGCAGATGAGGTCACCTTCACAGCTAACGCAGAAACCGGAAAAGTCACCATTGACTCCTTGCACGTTGCCACGCTTGAAGCTGACCAAACGGTTAAAAGTTCAAGCTCGCTTTTATCGCGAAAAACGAACATCAAAAAACTGCCACTTGAAATTGCCATTGAGAAAATTCGCCAAACCGACATATATAACTGGCAGTTTAAATCCGATGTGAAAAAAGGAAGATCCAAAATCTACAGCAGCTACATTATTGATGATGTTAACGAAGTTTCAAAATTTAAGACCGCTCATGAATTCCTCAGCGATGATGAAAAAGGCCGTGACGATGGCACACTTTTAGCTTATGCGGTCGCGGCTATCCAGCTTCTAGATCAAAGATTGAAAGAGGTAGAGAAATGCAAAAAGTAGATGCAAATGATATCATTACGCAATATCGCCAGCTGACCAGCGATTTGCAATATGAAAATATGCTTCTGAAAGCAGAAATTATGCAAATTCAACGTGGAAAAGGCGATGAAAATGAAAATAACAAAGCAACTATTAAATAGTCCGCTCCATGCAATCGTCGGGATTGATCTGATGGCGACTGGGTTGATCTTGCTGACCAACAGGCGCTATTTCTTTTGGCCACCTTGGCCGGAATGGATCACGACGATTGAAAACAATATCGTGGTCGGCTTGATCGGAGTAGTGACAGGTTTGGGCATGATCTACTGGGCGATTAGCACGGAGAAGAGCATCAGACTTAATCGGAAGATTATCCCAACTGCTAGCGCCTACTTCACGCTTTTGGCGGCAACTGAGTTTTTACACGGTTTTTTCGCTCCGCTTGGAACACCTCACATGTACACTAGCGGTCTCTCTGAGCTGGTCATGGTACTGATCACGCTTTACATGGCGAGAAACAGCCCCACGCGTTTTGACGGATAGGGGTGGTTAATATAAATTGGAAAGACATATTAACCAAATTTCTGCCACTCCTCCCGACGCTCTTGATATACTGGGCATCTTACCGCCTTAGTCAGGCCAAAAATGTCCAGGAAGAGAAGCGTGATGAGTTTGACCGTCTCAATGAGGAAAACACGAGATTGTCTGAGGACCTGGACCGTTATCGCAAGATGGTAGCGGCAAAGGAACGCGAAATTGTTAAATTACAGAAAGAAATCGCTGAAATGCGAAAATATATCGCTGGAGCACCCGAAGTGGGTGCTCTTTTTGATGACAAAGAAAAGGAAGGCAAAAAATGAGTTTAACGGATTGGTTTAATTTGATCATTGCAATTGGTACTGTTGCCCTGGCCGTGGTCGCTAGCCTTTATGTCCATTTGAAGGCTAAGATCGACACTAAAACGGCAACGGGGAAGGTTTTTGACGTAGTAGGCAAGCTGGCCGTTTGGGCGGTCAATGAAGCTGAGCATAGCCAAGACGGCGGAGAGGCCAAGCGTGAGTTTGCCGCCAAGTTGATTAGCGACCAGCTTAAGGCCAAGGGCATCACCGGAATTGATGAAAAGATGGTTTATGGGGCGGTAGAAACTGCCTGGAAGGAAGCAATCAAGGATGTCAAGTAAGACTTACGGAGTAGACGTATCAAGCTATCAAGCTACGGACATGGCAGTTTACCGCAAGGCAGGGGCCAGCTTTGCCATTGTCAAGCTTACAGAGGGTACCGACTATCTCAATGAGAAGGCGGCAAAGCAGGTAGCGAGTTCTAGGGCTAACCACCTCTTTACTCACGCCTACCACTTCGCCCGCTTTGGGTCATCTGTCAGCCAAGCTAAAAAGGAAGCGGCTTACTTCATCAAGGAAGCAAAAAAGGAAAGCATCAGCCAAAAGAGGATGCTCTGGCTTGACTGGGAAGCAGGGTCTGGCAATGTGGTAACTGGTCCAAAGGCGTCAAACACGGCGGCAATCCTTGCCTTTATGAACGCTGTCAAAGCCGCAGGCTGGCGTCCAGGCCTCTATAGTGGCGCATCCCTGATGAAGACGGCCATTGACACCGCTCAAGTAGTCAAGTGCTATGGGACTTGCCTCTGGGTGGCAAGCTACCCGACCATGGCTGCAGTATCCACCGCTGACTTTAGCTACTTCCCGTCAATGGACGGGGTCGCCATCTGGCAGTTTACAAGTAACTGGCACGGACTGAACGTGGACGGAAACGTCGCGCTGGTAGATCTCAACAGCGAGGCTAAGGCCAAGACTAAGGCAAAGTCAAAGCCCACGACGACCGACTTTAAAGGCATTGTGAAGGTCAAGAGCTTGGGCACAGGTAAGGCGTCCTGGAAGGTCCGGCTGCTATCTAAGGACGGCCACTACACCAACAGCTACGTCCCGCAAAACAGCCGCTGGAAGACGAGCGCGGTGGCGACCATTAAAGGTAAAAAGTGCTATCTGATTGGTAAGGATCTCTGGGTCCCGGCCGAATTTGTGACAGTAGAATAGCGATAGATCCTACCTCATTTTTGAGGTAGGATTTTTTTGCGTTTTTTTCTAAAAAAAGTCTTGCATCTACTTTATAAAGTAGTATACTAAAAGTGTAAGGAAGAACAAGATGAGATGGAGGAACCCAAAATGACTGAGAAGAGAAACATTATGGTAAATGCTTGGAGAATCGCCCGTGAAGGCCAAAAGGCTTTCGGCGGGAAAATTTCAGAGTACTTCGCTCAAGCCCTTAAGATGGCTTGGGCTCAAGCTAAGAACGGCCTTGACATCGAAGTTCTCGAAAAGAAGGGCTTCAACCGTTGGACTAAAGGTGACATGGACCGCCTTTACTTCAACATCGCCCGCAGTGGTCACATGGAAGTTGACCACTACAATACCGGCAACATCAGTCACGCCGCTATCGACGGCGAAGAGATCAGCCACCGTTTTGCTGGACAAATTCTCGCTGTTAAGCGCTTTATCGACCTGAAGCACGAAAACAAGCTGGTCATCCAATACGGCGGCCCAGAAGCACGGGAAGTCGTAGAAAATGTCGTAAAAAAAGTTCTTGCTTAAGCTTGTATCTACTTTATAAAGTAGTATAATAATAATTGTAAGGAGGAAAATAAAATGGCTGCCAAGAGAAACATTAATATCAAAGTCCTGGAAAAGAAGGGCTTTAGGCGCTGGACTAAGGGCAACAAGGACCGTCTTTACTTCAACGTTGAAAAGTCTGGATATCTGGACGTTGACTACTACAAGACTGGTAACGTACGTTCAGCATATCTCAACGGTAAACGGATCAGCAACGCTGAAGCCTACCGTCTTATGGCTGTTAAGTGTTTCATCAATCTCAAGCACGACAACCATCTCGTTGTTCAACGAGGTGAACTTGAAGCTCGTGAAATCGTATGTAGCCTTGCAGAAAAGGCTATGCAATAATTTTTTAAAAAAGTGCTTGCATCTACTTTATAAAGTAGTACAATAAAGTTGTAAGGAGGAAACAAAAATGTTAACTAAAGAAGAATTGAAAAATCAGATCATCGAAGGCATCAATGCTGGACACCTTGATCCATGCAACGGCATGGAATTTGGGGAGATCTATACTGACCTGCCCCAGTACTACTGGTGCGTTGCAGATGACCAAGTAGTAGAGGGCAGCCCCTACTACGTTGACCAAGACCAGAGCAGTTTCCACTTCGGTGTCTCAATCGCCGACATCGAGGGCTACACCGAAAAGGAAATCGGTGAGCTCTCAGATGATGAAATCAAGCAGGCAATGCTTGACATCATCGACGAATATGGCGTCGATGGCTGGTACGACCAGTACCAACAGGAGGCCTAGATGGTATCACCAGCACAAGCTCGAGCGGCCCGCAAATGGAACGCCGAGCATAGAGAAGTAATGAGAAAATCAGCCGCCAAATCCAGCGCAAAGCGGTTTATACTTAAACTGGCCGATGAAAAAGACCTAAAAGAGGTCCAGCAGTGGCTAGCTAAGAGAAAAGAAGATGGAGGGAAATAAAAAATGACAAAATTAGAAGAAACCACCTACTACGTAGTTAGCACCGCAGACGACGGTAGCGATGCTTATGCCGTAAAATTCGACGACAAGGCAGAAGCTGAAGAATACTTGCACACGGAGCAGTATGACTTCCGTGAGCGCCAACTGATGACCGAAGGGCAGTTCCTGGAGAAGTGGTCTAAGCCAGCTGATGCTTATGCCAGCGAAGGAGACGCCAACCAAGACGGCTATGTCTGGGATGGCGGCTTCGAGAGATGGTTGGAAATCCCGATCAAAAACGCTTGACGATCAAGCGCTTCCGGGTTAATATAGAAGCATAACTTCCCCACGCAAGTGGGGGTGATCCGGAGGACACTGTCAGAGAGTCTGGATCTTTATAATAATTCCCCACTTCTGTGGGGCTAAGCGGATCCTTCGGGATCCGTTTTTTTGATAGAAGGGATAGAAATGAACACACTATCAATCGAATACGGCACCGTCAAATGTGGGGATACTTCCCACGGTTTTGTCCTGACTGCAGCCGAAGACGGCCAAGTAAAAACCTTTACCGATGCAGACCAGGTGGTAGTTAAGGTTGGGGACGCCAGCTTAAAGAAGGTGGCAACCCTGGACACGCTGGTGAACGATGATGGATCGCTGATCGCATCGTCAGCCAATTTGGTCAAGCTGCCAGCTGGGCAGTACTCTGTCGAGTTATGGCAAACCACCGACACAGGAGTAGTGGTCTACCCGTCAAATGGGCAGGCAATTATCACCTTAATGCCGTCTATTAACTAGCCGTTTCTAGTTAATTTCTAGTTAAAAATGAAAATAATCTCCGAGAATGCTGATTTCTCGGGGATTATTGATTAGTTTAAGGAGAGTACAGGATTTGAACCTGCGCACCAATTCAACATTGGTTCGGCGGATTTCGAGTCCGCTGCATTACCGCTCTGCCAACTCTCCAGAACATTTATTATTATACTGTAAAGTTAAGCAAAGTAAAAGAGCAAGAAAAGAAATTTGTGGTAAAACTGGCACGGGATTGGATGATAGATACGAAGTTAGATTTGTTAGCCACGAACTAATACGCTAGCAGCTTTCTTTTGGCTTATAGCCATAGAAGGCTGTTTTCGTTTTATTGTCAAAGTTGATCCCTTGATTTCTATGCTATACTTACTTTAGTCCTCATGTAAATGGGGGTGACCCTGAGGACACTGTGTGTCTAGATAGGGATCAATAATATTTCCTCACGTAAGTGGGGGGCCTTGTCACTTTTGGCAAGGCATTTTTATTTTAGCTTGCACAATAGAATGTTACGTGCTAAAATTCAAATTGTGAGCAGATGGTTTTTAGAATGAGGAAACTGTAATTTAAGTTCACTGAAATATTGGATGTGCAACTGTAAGAGGCTCACACATGGATTTAAAGTTGTGTACTATAAAATAGAAACGAGTATACTGTATGAACGAATACTAAAGGGATGCAGATTTGTGGGAATTAGTGATGTTGACTTGTTGTCTTTACGATCTCAGTAAGATAAGGCCAGAGTTTTATGTCAAGAAGTCATATAATGGCGGCGAACATGTAAGAAGGCCTTAACTCATAAATTATGGCAAATTTTACTTGAAAAGTGGGCAAAGCGCCCTCAACTATGAAAGCGGTTATATGGTGGAATTAGTTAGTATAATTTAAATTGTGAATGAAAGTTTTTACATGTTGAAGGAACTGTAATGAAACTAAGCGAGAAAGCCCTATCTTTATGGGGCAAGAAATCAAATCAAGATGGTGATGAGCGCTGGCTGCCATTAGTGGCACACCTGGTGGACACCATGAATGTTGGACATTGGCTCTATAATTCCTGGCTAAGTGAAGGACAAAGAAGCCTGCTAACTACCCGGATCTGCGATGCTGAAATGTCAAAATTGGTGTCATTCCTTTGCTATATTCACGATCTTGGCAAGGCGACTCCTGCTTTTCAAACTAAGGAATCATATAACCATGATCATCAGTTGGATGAAGAACTAATTCACCGATTGGTGAGTCATTCCTTTAAAGGCTTAAATGACTTGAGTTTGCCAAGTCGCAGCAAGTCACCTCATGCTCGTGCCGGTGAGGCGATACTTGAGAGGGCAGGATTGAATGAAACGATAGCTGCTATTGTTGGCGGACACCACGGTAAACCGCAAAACGGTGACCAAGAGGAACAGATAGATGTATTTACATCAAACTACTACCAGGCTGATAACGATGAAGAAATTCAGCAGTCTTGGAAAGATGTTCAAAACGAGCTGATTGCTTATGGGCTGGAACTGGCTGGATATGAGGATATCAGTGAAGTGCCACCAGTTAACCAGCCGGAAGCAGTTATCTTGGAGGGATTGCTGATCATGGCTGACTGGTTAGCCTCCAGTACTTGTTTGAACAATGACCCTAACAAGCCGATGTTTAATCTGATTGGATTAGACCAAGGCTTTAACGATTTGGATATGAAGGCCCGCTACCAAAATGCCATTTCTATTTGGGCAATCAATGACGCGTGGATTCCGGAAGAAGTAGCAAATGTTGATGATTATTACGAGCAACATTTCTCTTTTAAGCCACGGCAAATACAAGCAGCTATGGAAGAGCATGTCAAGGAAGCGATTGACCCAGGTCTGGTAATCATCGAAGCAGAGATGGGAATTGGTAAAACTGAGATTGCACTCACAGCTGCGGAGCAATTAGCTTATGCAACTGGCAGAACGGGTGTATACATTGGCCTGCCGACCCAAGCAACTACTAATGCAATGTTTGACCGGGTTAACTCCTGGTTGACGAAAATTGCTGACATTGAGGGCATCAACCCGGATATCAAGCTGCTCCATGGTAAAGCAGAATGGAATTCCCGTTATACTGACCTTCCACGGGCGGAAGATATTGAAGCTGAAGAATTAGATGCAGGAACCGTTACTGTAAACTCCTGGTTTTTAGGTAAGAAGTCAATCTTAGCGGATTTTGCGGTTGGGACGATCGACAACTTGCTTTTGATGGGACTTAAGCAGAAACACCTTTTCTTACGGCACCTTGGCTTTAGCAACAAGGTTGTGATCATTGACGAAGTTCATGCCTACGATATGTACATGCAAAGTTATTTATCAAAGGCGTTGAAGTGGTTAGGTGCATATCATGTTCCAGTGGTTATTTTGTCGGCTACTTTACCGAAAGAAAAGCGAAACAGTTTAATTCAATCATATTTTGAAGGAAAGTATGATTATGAAGATGAACTGCAGGCGGATGAAGGCTGGGAAAGCAACCAGGCATATCCGTTGCTGAGCATTCTTGATGGCCAAAAATTACATCAATATGATAATTTCGGACCAAAAGCAGAACCTAGAGAACTACAGGTTAGCTACATTAACGATGAGCCGACAGAAGTGTTAGCGAAGGTTAACGATAAAATTAAAGATGGCGGTATCGCTGGAATTATTGTTAACACGGTTAAGAGGGCACAAGAATTTGCTAGATTAGTTGGGCAAGATTGCCAGTGCTTGGTTCTGCATTCGGCTTTTCTGGCAACTGACCGGTCAAGGTTGGAAAAGGAACTGCAGAGTTTGATCGGTAAGAAAGGAAAGCGGCCAGATAAACTGATCGTAATTGGCACCCAAGTCCTTGAACAATCATTGGATATTGATTTTGATGTCATGTTTACCGATATTGCGCCGATTGACCTGCTTTTGCAGAGAGCTGGCCGGTTGCATCGGCATAAAATTTCTCGTCCTAAAGCGTTGGAAAAACGGCAATTGTATGTCATGAAGCCGGATGCGGATGATTATGGACCAGCCAATGAAGCTGTTTATGAGAAGTATTATCTACAAAAGACCGAACACTTTTTGCCACAAAGAATTCAGCTCCCTAATGATATTTCTCGCTTGGTTCAATTGGTTTACGATGAAGATACTGACAACCAAGTCGAAAATTTGGATGAGTCCCGTGACAAATTAAATGTGGACCGTAAACGTGAAGAGAGTAAGGCAGAAAGCTTTCAAATTAATGATCCGGTTTATCCAGATGAAGATGATGATCTAAAAGATAAAGAGTGGGTTGAAGACTTAACGATTCATCGTTGGTTAAATCGGGATAAGGGGAATCTAGACGATAATCAAGCGTCCGCAGCTGTCCGTGATATTCGCGAAAGTATTGAAGTTATTCTGCTTAAAGAAATTTCCGGCGAATATTACCTAATGAATGGTGATAAGGCTTCTGAAAAGGAAGAAAATGAAATAGCTCAAGAATTGATCCGTTTGCCTAATGTGGTAACTCCGAATATTGAGCAGGTAATCAATATTTTGGAAGAAAATACTGCCCGGGCATTTCCGGATTGGCAGGATAGTCCATGGCTGAAGGGATCCTTGGCAGTTGTGCTTGATGAGCATGCAAAAGGGAACTTTAACGGCTATAAGTTGAGATATTCGACTGAAACTGGTTTGAGCCATGAAAAGGAGGTTGATAATTAA